GGGTTAACACCCTCCACCAGATCAAGTTATCTGGTTAAGACCTTGTTAAAACCAAGGTCCGAGATCGTACCACTGCTGAACTACACTATTCACTTTCCTAAACACGGTCCGTCCATGAAGTGGGACAGCGTTTTTACCCACTTTATGTATTGGCCGTAGATAGGTAGTGATCGCTTTCAGTGTAGTATGGCGTCCATGATCAAACCTTTCGGTTCGATCAAGGATGATGTCCGCTAAATGCTCACGGAAACCAAAATCTAGGTCCCCGCTTGCCTTTAGCTGCCAAAGTGAAGCTAATAAATAGCCCACTGTTTCATCTTGATGAGTTTTACTCAACTCCACCACGTGAGAAACAATGTAACCCTCCCACCCTAAGGTGTGAGGTTTGTCTCTCGCGAGGACTGGGGTAGCTTCATCAAAGTTAGAGATGAAGCCACCATCTCCAAGGTCGTTAGGTATCCTTAGCCGAAAAGGCTTTGGCACCGAACTAACAAGGAGCTCAAATACAGAACGGAAGCGCTCGTCACAGCCGTAACGAAAGTTACAGCGATGCGAGAACCTTCGAACTGCATTTGCCAGGCGGTAAACCGCTGGAACAGATGAGACTCTATCTTTAAGATAGATTGGTTTAACATCAATCCCGGAGAAGAAATGAGCTCCACAGCTCTCCCTAAACTGTGAGCCAAAATGGCTCTTTTTCACGTTTAGAAGAAAGCCATAGAACTCAAGCATCTCCGCGAACGTCTCTTGACACGCAGTAGGGATGATCACGTCATCGCCATACGCGCTAACCTCAGATGTACCGAGGTTATGGTACTCTGCGCAGCATGAAGCAACTGCGTAGAATATCAGGGTCTCCAACTCAAATGTGAAGCCGTTCCCCATACTGGAGAACTTCTCCCACTTGACGAGGCGGCCATCAAGAGTGCCATAATGAGATCGACAAGATTCTAAAAGCAAGAACCACCGCCGAGGAAGTAATTCCTCGACAACGGAACGAGCTATAGAATCACTAGCAGAAGAGAGATCAATAGTAGCAAGGTGATGGGAAATACTCCCAAGCCGAGCCAATTCTTGATTCCTCGACTGATAGCGTAAGTCGACCCCATACCGCCGAAGTCTTCTTCTAATCATTTCGCCAATGGATTTCTGGAACCATAAATTGATTCCAGGTTCAATGGCGATAACGCGATTAGTCGAAGCATCCTTCGGTACAGTGGTCACCTTATTCCCCACTTGAAAATTCGGAAATCCCGAACTAACGAGTTGGTTAGCCCAAAGAGGAAAACAAACCTCCAAGGCTTCCCAGGGTATAAGGTTGTACAGATCACGCGTGATCCCGGTTTCACACCGGAACTTCTTG